ATGAGTTTGCCCAGATTCACCTACAACCTGCTCTTTCACCTGAGGGATGGGGAGCAAGAGCTCTTCGAGCACGTAACCCTTGAGGAAGCCCGCCAGCACTTTGCCCTTTTCGGAAAGGAGGACGCCGACCTTTACGAGAGCATCTCCCTTTACGAAACCGACTGGGTCGAAAAGAGGGACCGGCTTCTGGACACGAAGTACCTCTCCGCCTGAGGAGGGCTGGGTGGCTCCCAGCCGAAACGCCCAGGGCGTCGCGGAAAGCCGCAATCTGACAAAGGAGGTCTGACCATGGAACTCAAGGTCACGAAAACCGAAGGCAACTGGACCTTCGGAACCTACGGAGACTACAGCTTTGAGGTGAAGCACTATGCCGAGCCCAGCGACTTTGGGCTGGACTTCGACGAAGGTCCCGGCCGAATCAGCAAGCTCTGGGTCACCCGAGGTTTCACCACCATCTGCAGCTACGACCGAGGCTGGGACGTTTTGCCCCGCTTTGACGACGATCAGGACGTCTGCGCGGAAATCATCCGCGCCTTCAACTGAAAGGAGGACTCCCATGAAAACCACCACTTTCGAGCTCGAACTCCCTCGCAATATGCGCCCCATCGCTCGGGCTGCCTTCAAAGCCCTCGACGGCGACGGCTGCCTCTTTGAGCATAACGGTCGGCTGGTCATGACCGACGAAAGCCTCATGCTCGAAGAAGGAGGGGACGGCACTCCGGAGCATCCCATCGGAGGTCCCCGCTGGGTCGGGGACTCCTTCGCGGAACTGGAGGATTGGCTGATGCAGTGCGCCGTCGACTGGTGGGGCGATGGGCTGGACAGCCCCATGGCGCAAGCCCTGGTGGAAGCTCTCGAATCCGCCCGATGAGTGCCAGACGGTGACTGGCCGAAACGCCCCCAGGGGCGTCGCGGAAAACCGCAATAGCTTTCAAATCAAGAAGGAGGAATTTTCTATGTCAAAGACCATTTTCGTTTGCAAACCCACCACCCTGGCCGAGGTGAAAGACGGAATCGCGGAGCACAAGCGCTTCTTCGACTCCAAGGGCGGCGACTACTACGTCGCGGAGGAGCGTCAGCTCTCAAATCAAGAATGGGAAGAATTCACGAACAGCTTCCTGACCGACCGCGAGTGGATTTCGGACTTTTGCGCGAAGGAGTACTCGGCAAACGGGAAGCAAACTCCCTGCATCCGAGTGACCTGCCCCGGCTCTGAAATCGCCCTCATCATCGATCCGCAGGGCTTTGACTACGCCCGCTACGTCGGCATCGAGACTGCCGACAGCTCTGAAATCGAGGAGGGTGACAGCTTTGAAATCGAGGAGGACTACCGAGAGGACCTTGACGAGGATTTTGAGAGAGACGCCCTGACCGAGGACGAAGTGGTCGACGGCATTCGCGCCCTCCTGATGGGCGAAAGCCTGGACTGCACACTCCTCGACAACGCCGATACCGCAACCTACGAGGAAGGCGGCTACCTGACCTACGACAAGGGGTTCACCATTCGCACGGCAGACGGCAGTGTCTTCCAGATCACGGTCAAACAGGAACGCTGACCGGCACGGCTTTCAAATCGAGAAGGAGGAGTATTACCATGATGAATCTTGAGCAAGCCATCGCTTACGGAAAGAGGGTCGGAGTGCAGTACTACGTCTGCAACGACCATGACTGCGTCGTCGGCGGAACCAAGACCAGAGAACAGGCCGAGGCCATGAAGAAGAGCTTCGAAATCGAGGACAAGGGGAATCCCTGGACGAAGGGAACGACCCGTTTCTACATCAAGCCCGCCCGATGAGCGCCAGACGGTAACTGGCCGAAACGCCCGAGAGGGCGTCGCGGGAAACCGCACCAGCTTTCAAATCGAGAAGGAGGATATGACCATGACCGAACAGACCAGAACCTATTTCCACCGGATGTACGAGGATGCCTCGCGCTTCCACCAGGCAAAGCGTGAGCGCGAGGAGGAAAAGCGTGCGCTCATGGCCGCGGACGACTGGGACGCGGTGACCGCATGGAACGAGCGCGAGAAGCAGTTCCCCGACCCCTTCACCCCCGGCCAGTACAAAGCCTACTGGGCATTCGACCGGAGCTCTGAAATCGAGACCGGCGACTTGGAGATGAGCGACTTCCTTTGGGAGTACGAGGTCAAGGACTTCTCTGATACCCTTCGCGCCGCAGGCTTGACCACCTTCGTCCTTACCAACCAGTCCACGGGCCTGATGAGGAATATCCACGAACTGGAAGAGGAGGGCTGGCGCTTGGTCGGCACTTGCAAGCTGGCGGTGAAAGAAAACCGCTACGGCTGTGAGCGCATCGAAGAACGCCTCGGCCTGCGCTTTGAAATCGAGAAGGAGGGATGAGCATGAGGTTCAACGACGAAACCAGCATGGAACCGCATCTGGAAGAGGCTATCCGGGAAGAATTGGACACCTTGAACCGGCGCGCCCGTACCTGGCAGACCAGACAGATTTGCCTTGCGACGCTCAAGGGCATCGCAACCGCCCTGCATGCCCTCACCGGCGAGACTTGGAGCGTCGTGCGCAATCCCGATGGATTCATTTTCATCAACGAAGAGGAAACCGAGTGCGTCACTTCGACCAAGCTTTGAAATCCACCTGACGATGGCTGCCGGCAACAGCCGAAATGCCCTGCGGGGCATCGTGGAAGCCAAGAGCTTTCAAATCAAGCAGAGGAGATAAACACCATGGAGAAAAACCAGCGACTTACGCTTACCCTCGAAGGTATCAAATTCACCTGTCAGCTTCGGGACGCAAACACTCTGATGGTCTGCAGCCACCATCCCTACGATGAGACCGAGTACCATTGGGCGGCGCAAACTTCCAAATCGAGCTGGGGAATCTACCGCAGCGGGAAACTGGTCAAAGGCGGATTCGTTCCCCCTCGCGGAACACTCAACGACATCTTCCTTCAGATTGCGATGCTCCTGCTCATGATGGATCGAGCGGCGAACCTCAAACCTACGCCCGCAATCTGGTAATCCACCAGACGATGGCTGCCGGCAACAGCCGAAATGCCCCGCGGGGCATCGTGTAAGCCGAGAGCTTTCAAATCAAGCAGAGGAGGAACCGTTATGGAACGATTCAAATGCGGTCAGCTTGCCAGCGGATGCTGGTGCGTCTGGTGTACCGAGGGCACCAGCGTCAACGTTTCCCTTCCCACCAGGGAGGAGGCGGAGAAACTGATCAGCACTCTCAAATCGAGAGAGGTGGAAGATTTCGACTTGCCCGCTTACCTGCTGGGAAGTATCTACCCGCAGATGGACGAGGCAGACTGCGAGGACTGGAACCTCATCGAAGCCGAGACGCTGGCGCACGATTTCCTGCTGGACGGCATCGTCGCCGACCCGAAAGAAATCTATGAAATCATTACTGAGTTCATCGCGCAGGACGCGAATGAGCTCTGAAATCAAGGAGGACGATATGCAGAAACCCATTTCTAGAGAACAGCAGGTCGCAGCCCTGCGCCGGGAGCTTTCCGATCTGAAAGCGGAGCTGCGCAAGACGAAGGGACAGTACAAACGCGCCACCATTCAGGGCGAGATCCGGGCGGTGTGCCGGGAGCTTGTCCGACTGGAGGAAGGCTGAACCCGCCTGACGATGGCTGTCGGCAACAGCCGAAACGCTCCGAGCGGGGCGTCGCGGGAGCCACACGCTCTCAAATCAAGAAGGAGGTACGCATGATGTACGCAATGGCATGGAAAGAAATCCAGTTGGGCGGAAATCAGCCCATCAAGGTAAAGACGTTTTCCTCGGAGGAACAGCGACAGAAGTTTATCGACGGGCTGACCGCCAGCGGCATCCGCTTTCAAATCACGAGCCGGAGTTCCGAGAACAGCCACATAGTTTCTGATTTTCAGATCGGCATGCGGGTGCGAATCGAAAAGGCGCTGCACACCGAGTTCATCGGCAAGGAAGGCACCGTGGAGAAAACCGTGAAGAAGGACAGCACAGTTTGCGTGAGGCTTGACAACGGTGGACGATACCGTTCCTTTGCCTGGAACCTTGAACTGGCGTAAGCCGAGCGCTTCCAAATCGAGAGGAGGATTTCATACATGTGGGTCGCAAGAGCAAGATACGAGGACGGCTCTGAAATCGAGCAGCGCTTTCCCTACACCGCCAACGGGAACTATCACGCAGAGCGTGAGGAACAGTACCGGATCGAATGCTGGCTGCTGGAGCGGGATACGGATTCACCCTGCGTCTGCTATTCGGTCGACTACGAAGAAGAATAACCCCGGCTTTCAAATCAAGAAGGAGGAGACCTGATCATGACAGACACTCATACCATTCCCAACAGCGACGGCGAACTTTTCAAATCCGCGAAAGGCCGCAGACTGCTCATGGAACGCTACGGCGGTTCCCGGTTCCCTTACTCAGGAGTAAACGAGGACGGGGAGCAGGTTCTCGTCAGCATCAGTACCGACAGTATCGTCATCAACACTTTCCAGTCGAACGGCTGGGTTCGCGTGAACTACTACGATGCCGAGGGCTTGCCGGACGGGGAGACCTTTGACGGACATTGGAAGTAACTGCCAATCAGACAGGCTTTCAAATCCAGCGCCGCCTTTGGGCGGCTTTTTCGTGTCCGGCCCACAGAGCCCACACGTCGGGGCTGTTTTTTTACCGGGGTATTTCCTCGCTTCCCGACGTACTGCCCGACACGGGGCAACGTGCGCGCCGCAGCTTTGAAATCGACTGCCCAAAAACAAGAAAAGCGGCTCCGCTTGGGAACCGCATTCAATCACGGTTATTCTTTCATACACGCCCAATCCTCAAGGGGTGCGGGCTTTCCGGCAAAGGCTTCCAGTGCCTCGCTTATGCCGCACTCGTCACAGACCATGATGTCGAAGGCACGACTGAGCGCGTTGGAGTAAAGGGCGGGCTTCATGGCATCCCGTCCGCAGCGGGGACAGGGCAAACGCTCTCCGGCATCCTGTCTGGCTTTGAAATCCAGCAGGACTTTTTTCTGTTCCTCAAGCATTCGGATCACCGGCCTTTCCGATGACCCGGAATTCGTCCTGACCGGGTACCAGTCCGAGACCGCTTCCGCAGTCCCAGCGCGCGAAAACGGTTCCGACATCGTCCACATGTGTCACGGTTCCTTTGCATCCGGGTTTCAGAACGTGGTTGTAGGGATCGTCCATGGAAACCAGTTCTATGCGGGTACCGACCGGGTATCGCTCACGAATCAGCCGAACTTCTTCAAGGGAGGGGAATCTCATTCGATCACCCCCTCTTCTTTGTCACCCTCGGCGGCTTTCAAATCGCCGCTCGTTTCCGCAGCCGTCGTCTGCCGCGCGGCCTTGCGACGCTCGGAGAACCTGACCTTGTGGGCTTCCATCTTGTCGGTGTTCTTGAAGGCCGCGTAGCCCGCGAGGTGTCCGAGTAGCACGGCGCGGTCGGCTTTGAAATCGACGCCGCCGAAACCAAGCTGCGTCAGCAGGCTGTTGCAGTAGTATTTCATTTCGCTCTCGGCGGGTTCAACGCGCTTGGCGCTGATGTGCTGGGCGGTCTTTGCCCGGTCAATGAGGGCAAGAAACAGTTTTGTGAAGCTTGTCCATTGAGTCGGCTCGTTTCCGTCAAAGGGAAAAGCGAAGGTCAGCCGATCCGCTTTCAAATCAAGGCCGCGAATCATGTCGACCTTCGCTTCGCTTTCCAGGATGCTCATGACCTTTTTCATGCTGTCCGGCTTTTCATCATTCAGCAGGTCGATGACCTCTTCATCGATGAAAATGAAATCGCTCCGGGTCATTGCCGCGATCAGATTCTGCTTGGCGTAAATCAGCTTGAGCAGATTGATTACGGCAATCGGAGTAAGCTCTGAAATCGGGATGGAAACATCAGTTTCGGTGATCGTATCAACAGGTTCCTCAAACGGGACGGCGGGTTCCTGATGGATGTAATCGTGGCGGATCAGAAAGTCTTTGATGGCTTCCAAATCGCCGCCGTCGATGCTGTTGTCCTTGTTGATGGTGTAGGGTCCGACCTGGTAGGCGCAGGAGGGGACGCCGAGGTACTTTGCCTCAGCGCCGATCTCTGCAGCCAGTTCGTTGGCCAGGGTTTTGCGGTCAATCTTCTGTTCCATGGGTTTTCCTCCTTCTGTCGTTTGGGTAGTCTATTAATCACTCCAAACGGCATATAAGTCAACGCCATATGAGGAGAGAGCAAGGATTTATCATTTTAACGGATCAGACCCCATTCAGCGAACTTCTCAAATCCGCCAAGTTCCTGAATATAGTCACGGGCAAGGGCCACGATGGAACTGTAGGGAACACCGTCCACCGTTCGGTCGCCGATGGCGCAGGAGATTTCCACGGGTTCGCCGGTGATCTGCGCTTTGATCCAGGCGTAGATGTTCACGCTGACGTCTGCTTTGGAAAGGTCCTTGCCATGCAGTCCGCCACCCGTGACGGAATCGCCCATGTCACTGCCAAGTTTGCGATTGGTCGCGCCGGTGTCCACGTTGGTGCCGCCTTTCCAATCGCCGAGAGGATTGACCTCGGCGCAGGGGAACAGCCGCTGGACTTCCGCTGTGGGGGCGTTGCTCTGGCAGAGGATCAGGCGATCATCGTCCAGAATGTACTTGCCGTCCGCGTGATACCGGGAATAAAGCTGATGAGCAACCCGGCAGAGCTGCTTCTGCTCCAGCGTCACGGGCATCCCCTTGAAGATGCCGTTGTCGCCGCAGCGCAGACCGTGGGACTGATTCTCCGCCAGAATAGAATCCTGGGGAAGCTGGCGGAACACCACGTGGACATTACCGGCGATTCGCTGTGCGGCCTCAATGACAGCGCTCTCGGGAATCGAGACCGAGGTTTCAGTGATGATGTTGCAGACCTTATGACCGATGAGGACTTCCACCGCGACGCGGGGATTCTTCGTCTGCCTGTAGGCCAGATCGACAACGGCGCCGGCAATGCGGTCCGCAATTTTATCGGGGTGAGAGGGATTCACTTTTTCAAACATGATTTGACTCCTTTGAAATCAAAAGAGGAACGGCATTTCTCAACCGTTCCCCGTGTCGTTCTATTTTTGACAGATCATACTATGGCATAGACGGGTACTGTCTTATCCTGACCAGCATCAGAAAGTTCCTTAAATATTGTATTGCAAAGCGCAGTACAATGTGTTATAATGACCTATGGAGGTGTGATATCAATGTCAGTGAAATCCAGTACCGTGATGGCTCGTGTCGAGCCGGACATAAAAGACAAGGCGGAGGAAATTCTCGCTACGCTGGGCGTATCTTCTTCCGGACTTATCAATATGCTCTACCGACAGATTATTTTGACCAACGGAATTCCTTTCTCGATTACCATTCCGCGTACGTTGCCGAATGCAGAAGATATGACAGACATCCAGTTGGACGCTATGCTGGAGAAAGGATTGGCGCAGGCAAAAGAACATCAGGGTGTATCCCTTGACGATGCTTTTACTGTGCTTGAAAGCAGCATAGGATGAATCAATACGAAATCCGAATCACGGAATATGCCTTAGGGCAGATGCGTGAGATCGTGCAATACATTTCAGATACGCTCAGCGCGCCTGACGCTGCGCATAATCTTTTGACAGCGATAAAATCTTCTATGACTGCATGCGCCGAGTTCCCGGCACGTAATCCGGCCATTGCAAGAGAGCCTTGGCATAGTCGAGGCATTCGCAGGATTATCGTAAAGAACTTTTATGCGTACTATTGGATAGACGAGGATAGCCATCAGGTCTGGTTTATTTCAGTCGTCTATGCCAAGCGCAATCAAACAGATGAGTTATTGAAAGCACTTGTTCAGGAATAAGCGTCGAACATCGGCGCTTTTCTTGTATTGGCTATCGGCAGAATGCAGGAAAAAGATAGTTGAAAACACCCGCATTTCTGCCGATTACGGAAGAAGGAACGGCATCTCTCAGCCGTTCCCCGTGCCATACTGTTTTGACAGCTTATACTATACCACAGGTGGGTACTGTAAAACAATGTATTTTACTGTAATCCTTCGGGCACTTTGAAATTTCTGAGTGCCTTAGCGTGCATCTTGAAGACATTGTTGATACAGTAGCCCATGGCATCCGCAATAAAATCCCAAGACTTGAAACAGAGGTAACGCAGTTCAAGGAGAGTTTGATATTCCGAGTTCTTCACGTCCTTGATTTGACGCATGATATCCCTTTTCAAATCCACCAGCGCATCGATATCCCGATCCAGTTCACTTTCCATGTCCACAATCTTGGCTATGGTATCCTGCAGACTGTGGACGTTCCGGGTATGAGATACAGGAGCATCATTCATAACGGCGGTTGCTTTGGTGGTGGTATCGCGGAGCGCGGACAGCTGTTCCAGCTTGCTGTCAATGCGGCGATCCAGCCAGTACGCCTGACTCAAATATTCCTTTGCGGTCATAAATCCTCCTTCGCCCAAGGCATCTGTCCATGATAGTATTTGTCGGCAACCAATCGCTGTTCTTCCGAAGACTTGTCCGCGATGCGCCGAAGAGCGATCTTCCGATCATGCTCACATTTCCATTTGGGCTTGTAGAAAGGACAGGTATCATAGTTCCCGCGGCATATTCCTTCTTCAAGCACCGCGCATTCCCTGCCCTTTCTCAGCCCGAAACATTTTTCATTCAAGGACACTCACCTCTCATGCCTTGAAGTCATACAAAGCGTAAGGAGTGAGCGCACCCTTTCCGCCTGTCTTGTTGTAGAGCCGGAACATGGCGAAGGCAAAGGTGTAATCCTTGTTCTTGGCGGTGGCATCCTTGTACTTGTTTAGATCGGTGAGGTCAGTGCCGCCTACGGACTTGAGAAATCTTGCATGATTCATTTCTTCCCGGTATGCCTTGATGAACATGGCCATGCCGCCGACGATGTTGGCGTTGAGACTCCACGTCTCGCCATGCCACGCTGCCATGAGCAGGGACAGCGTTTCGGAATAGAGATCGGCATCCATCTCGTAGATCTTCCAGAGCTTAGCTACACAGCCGAGGGTACATTTGGCGGCGGTGCGACCGCTGGGCGAAAGGCGGAATCCGGTCGCCTCGGTACGGCTGCGGAAATCGCAGGCGCGGTCATCGTTTGAGAGCAGAAGGGCTTTCAGACGGGCGGCGGTAGCGACCTCCTTGGACTCGCCGCGCTGGAGGGCGAAGAGGTAGGCTTCGTCCTCATAGGACAGACCGTGGAAGAGCATGCAGTCCACCATGAAGTTGTCGAATTTGTTGACCTCCTTCAGCGCAGCCAGCGTGTGAGCGCCGTCGAACACATAGTAGTGACCGTCACGGCTGCTGACCTTCAGCGGATTGACCAGACGGGCATCGAAGTTATCCACGATGCGCCCAACACGTTTCAGATCGATGGCGCGCTGGTAGGAAGTATCGCTCTCCAGCATGGTGCTGGGCAGACGGGTGAATTCATAGCTGCACGTTTCGTCCAGCATCCGTACCACGCTGCTGTTTTCGACATGCTTGGGGGAAATGTTATCAAGGGAAAGCTGAATGCCCTGAGTGTTCAGGGGCTTGTTGGACTGACGGCGGGCGTTACGATTCTTGCGGCTCATGTTATTTATCCTCCAAATTCATTAATGCGTATTTTTGTTATTCAGATGTTTGTCGAGCAGTTCTTCCGTGGTGTCGGCTACGTAATCGATCAGTTCACGAATCAGGTCGGAGTGTTCCTCCGAGATCATGCTGGGGCGATACTGGGCGAGTGTTGCCTCAAAGGCTGCGAGGTAAGCGTTCTGGGCGTGCTTCAAAAGATCCACGACTTGACCAAACATGGCGGGATCGTCGGGTAGACCGAGGGCAACGTGCGCGGTCTTGCCGTTCTTGACCTGAATGCCAGTGTCGTGAGGGACAGGGCGGGTTTCTGCCGCATCGGTATCATTGACCGGGTGTTTAGCTTTGGCTTCGCAGTCTTTGCAGACACTTCGAGGTTGACTGCAGTTGCTGGGAAAGGCAAATTCAGAATACGGTTTTTCCTCATGACAGCTTTCGCATACACGGGTTTCACCGTCATGCTCTCTGTTCACCAAGTCGGTGTAAGCTCTGTGGATGGATACTTCGCCGGCACGGAGTTTTTTCTTGGTTTCCTCATCGGCTTTGGCATCCAACTGCTTAACCTTGTCCATAGTGCCATGAGAGATGCCGGCCATTTTTGCCAGTTGATCACGAGTTTCGGGTTTACTGCCAGCTTCCGCCAAATTTGGCCGAAGCTGAGGATCCGTCCCGCCGGTTGACGTGGCTTGACGTTTGGCTGCGCTTTTTCGGAGAATCGGAGCATATTTCAGAATAATCTCAGCGCGTTGATAAGTCTGCAGATTGCGCCGAGCCAGCTGATGCTCCAGCATCCAGAACATGGCGGCATCCCTGTCGGAGAAAGAACGCTCCTCGTAGGCGAAGGGAATATCGTGCTGTTGGCAGATTTCGTAGCGATTATGACCATCCACGATGATGCCGTCCCATACGGTAAGCGGGGTATCGCAACCGTCGCGCACAATGCTGTCCTCCAGCATACTGTACTCATCCTCGCTGAGGGGCGGGATAAGATCCCGGAATTCGGGATCGATTTTGAATTCATAGACTTGCTTTTCCATGGTGTTATTCCTCACTTTTGTCAGTTGTTCGGGTGATCAGTTCGCCATCAACGAGCTGAATGATGGCCTTGGCATCCGCTACGCTTTCCACGCGACGGGCAATGCCACCGGCAAGGTTGATCTTCGCAATCGCTCGTTTCTGCAGTTCGGTCAACCGACCGCCTGGGAGCTTGCACTCCATGCCGATGAACCGACCTTTGTAGCAGACAATGATGTCTGGAATCCCGGAAGTGCCATAGGGGCCGCCGTGTTCCTTCCAGAAGAACACATCCTCGCCAAGTGTTGACAGGTATCGCTTGACGGCGGCTACGATATCACGCTCAAGCAAGGGAACTACTCCCTTTCCCGGTCTTGCTCTTTACGGAGTCGATCTCCGCCTTGACCGCAGCCAGCAGAGCATCCTGCCCGGCTGCTTTGTCATGGAGAGCCTTCATGGCTTTTTCATCGGTGGTGTCCTTGGTGATGATGTGATGGATGACCACGGTATTTTTCTGACCCTGCCGCCAGAGGCGGGCGTTGGCTTGCTCATAAAGTTCCAATGACCATGTTAGCCCAAACCAGATGATGGTACTGCCGCCTGATTGCAAATTGAGACCATGGCCGGTGGACGCGGGCTGAGTGGCCGCGATGGGAATCTTCCCGGCGCACCAGTCGGTCATGTCCTGCTCGGAAACCAGTCGGCGCACACCGTTCGGATTGTCGGGGCCGTATGCGCCCAGCCGTTCCTGGATTCGGGTGAGGTCATGCTGGTAGCTGTACATAATCAGCACAGGCTTGCCATTAGCGGCTTCAATCAGGTCTTCCAGGGCATCCAGCTTGCGGTCGTGGATGGTTTTCACGTTGTGATACTCGTCGTAGCAGGCGCCGTTGGCCAGCTGGAGGAGTTTGTTCGCCAGTACCGCCGCGTTGATCGCCATGATATCGCCGTCCGCGTAAGGCAGCAGCATGTCGCGCTCCATCTGCTTGTACAGCTTCATTTCACGGGTCGAGAGCACGACCTCCACAATATTGTCCACGCGCTCCGGCATGTTCAAATGATCCGCGGCTTTCATGGACACGCAGATGTCGGAGAGCTTTTTGTAGATCGCGTCCTCCGCGCCTTCTTTCAGCTCATGCTTGTAGGGGAGCCAACTGTTGGGAGTCGTAAAATACAGATCGAGGTAGGTGCGCATGGTCCGGCCCAGCCGCGCGCCGCGGTCTAACAAAAACACCTGCGGCCACAGCTCTTCCAGAGAGTTGGGGGCAGGCGTTCCGGTCAGGCCGACTACACGGATGAACTGGCCGACGACCTTTTTCAACGCCATGAAGCGTTTGGAACGGTAGTTCTTGAAGGATGACAGTTCGTCAAGGATCAGCATATCGAAGGGTAGTTTCCTTCCGGCATAATGCTTGACCAGCCATTCGGTGTTTTCCCGGTTGATGACGTACACATCGGCACGCTCGCCCAATGCCCGGACACGGTCTTTCTCTGTGCCGATCACGCGCTGCATCCGAAGATCGGAAAGGTGCGCCCATTTGGACAGTTCCGCGATCCATGTGTCGCGGGCGACTCGCAGAGGCGCGATGATCAGAACCCGATTGATCTCATAGCTGTCGTACATGAGATGCTGAATGGCAGTCAGGGTGATGATTGTTTTTCCCAGACCGCAGTCAAGGAAGAGCGCGCATTGGGGATGCTGTTCCAGAAAATCAACGCAGTATTGCTGATAGTTGTGAAGACAGCCCTCGTCAAGGATGACGGGAGGGCTGTTTGTGACGGGACTTATTGCTGTATTCGTTTCGTTCATGGATACCTCCGGGGCGTTTGCCTGTAGTGAAGCAGTACTCCCTCGGCGGCAGCCATCTTTGAACCCGATAACCTTACTGTCTTACTAGTATCAGCTATCAGTATCAAAGTTGGCGTCTTCCGAGGGAGAGAAGTAGTACCATGCCATAGCCTATAAAATGGGACCAAGGCATTTATGAGGATGCGGCAAGGTGAAGATGGGGTCATCTGTATTCCATTAAGGCCAGAAGAGTAGAGATTAGAATTTGTAACCGGAAACCAAAAATCCCTTACGCGCGTGTACGGGCGTACATAGGAAAAAATACTATCTCTATATTATCCCCACCATATATACTGGGAGACAACAGTTACAAAGTAACAGCGGGATTTTTCTTCCTATTATATATAAGCAGTAACCAGAGACCGTAACTGCAAAATGGATCACGGTTACAGTTACAAAATGACTGCCGTCAACAGGATGGAATGTGAGGTGCTGTTACAGGCGGTTACCGCCGCTGTTACAGGGTATCATCCGGGCGGTTGTAGCACTTCTGAACGCCGTAAGCGGTACGCTGGGAATTGGAGGTACCGTTTTTCCAACCCAGTTTGGCGAGGATGGAGAGAATCTCGTTGCGGTCTGTCTTCTTGATCGAGCCGGGTTCTCTGCCGAAGCACTCTGCCCAGATCTCGATGACCGAGACCGTCTTGCGCTGAACGGTGCCGGGCTTGTCACCGCCGTTGAAGGGATCGTTTCGCAGGAAGCCGCGGCGGGCGTTTAAGTCCATCTTCGACCAGTCTTCCGGCAGCAGCTTGTCCAGGTACTCCAGCACCAGACCTTCACGGTCGTCTGTCTCCATGGCGTCACGCTGCGCTGCTTTTGCCAGCGCCTCTACATCGTCGTCCAGCAGAGGCTTTTCACCCTGCTCGTACAGGTACTTGGCTTCCGCCCAGATCTGATTGATCTCGTCCTTGGTAAGATCCCAGCTGTTCTTGGTGCCGCCGCCCGGCGTCTTGACCGGCCAGAAACGGCGGTTGCCGGTGGTGTCGCGAAGATAGCCCTGTTCCTCGTTGGTCGTACCGAAGAAGATACACTGGCGGAGGTGCGGCGTAGCGCGTTTTCCAAAGGCCGCACGGTAGATGTCGTTCTGTCGGGAGAGGAATGAACGCAGCGTTTCCACATCAGCTTTCCTCAGTCCGGCCAGTTCGCCGATCTCCAGAATCCAGTACCCCTGCAGCTTTTCCGCGGCGGTCTTATCATGGGTGTCGGAGAGCGAGAGACTGTCGGAGAACCATTCGCCGCCGAGGCGGGCAATGAGTGTGGATTTACCAATACCCTGCGGCCCCGACAAAACCAGCATGGAGTCATGTTTGCAGCCGGGACGGTCGATGCGGCGCACAGCGGCTACCAACATCTTACGGGTCACGGTGCGGACGTAGGTGTTATCCGGAGAACCGAGGTAATCAATGAGCAGGGTGTCCACGCGGGGTACGCCGTCCCAGGAGGGAAGGCTGCTGAGGTATTCGCGGATAGGGTGGTAGGAACGGTCATCCGCCACCTTGCTGATGGCTACGTCATAGTTCCGGATGGAGAAGGTTCCGTACCGCTGTTCAACGTAGGAGATCACCTGATTGTCGTCCGCGTCACGCCAGAACTTGGAAGGGTGCTTCCAGGGCACCGGCGCGATGTCGTCCCGGATCTCCATGCCGTCCGAAAGCTGGTTGAACACGATGCCCTTGAGCAGCGGATCATGCTGAAGGATCAAAAGAAGATTGACCAGCGTGTTTTTGACTTTGCCGGATTTGTCGTAGTCCAGCTTGGTGAGCCACTGATCGGGATCGGGTTGTTCAGAATCCGAGCTGGGCGCGTCTTGAGCGTTATCCTGATTGGATGATGTTGAAGCAGGAGGAGTATTGTCCAATGCGGAGAAGTCGCTCATGAGCTCGTCGGCGCGATCCTTGGAAAGTTGTATCTTGGTAGCGGGATCGGACGCGGCATACTCCTGCATCATAGACAAGGATGCTTTTTCGTCTTTTACCGTGTGCCCGTTTACCGAAACAGTACCGGGCGCGAAAAAGTGCCAGCGTACCAGATCGAAAGCATTGCACAGTTTGCCGGACGCAGGGTCGGTCGCGTGATGGCTGAAGGCGAACTTGTCATCGTATACCACCAGACCGCCCGTGGTCGTGCCACCGACGAAGGTGTAGCGGTCCTCCTGCCGGGTGGGCGTGTACTTGTCCTTCAGCAGTGTTTCCATAAGCTGCGAGATGGAATGCGCGCGGCAGAACGCGCCGATCACGCCATGCTTTTCCAGCGGGTCTTCCGCCTTCTTGATGTTATTGTGGATGCGCTCGTCCAGCGGCTGCGTCGTAGGCCACAGTGTGGAGTCGTGCCAATCGACGTAGGTGGCGAGGATGGAATCCGCGTCACAGAAGGGGCCGGGCGCGTAGTCGAAGATGTACTCCCCGTCTTCCGGGGTGGACGGCCAGTACATGAGCCGCGCCGCCTCGAAGGTGGTGGGGTCGAAACGGGAGAGCGTCAGGTTATCGGCCAGACGGCGGGCAATGGCAGAGTATTCGTCCGGCGTCACATCCCGATTGAGCGGAATCACCACGCGGTAGCGGGGCTTTTCCGGTGTGTGACTGTGGGTGGAATAAAGCGCGTAGGTGAACGGACAGGTAAGCTCCAAATCGGAGCGAAGATCGGCATCACCGGTGTCCGCGTCCAGGCAGACGATGCAGCGGTTGGCGACAGAAGCATTGTTGCGCTTGCCGTTTTTCAGGTAGCCGCCGACGAAACCGCCGATGTCCTTGATCTCATCGCGCTCGGCCTTGGAAAGGGAGGCGTACTCTTTCGTACTCTCGCGGGTGCGGGTCGTGGTGGCGAGCTTGTCCAGCAGCTCGCTCCACAGGATTTCCTTGTTCTGCCAGAGGGCGGCTTTGCGGCTGCGACCAACGGCGATCAGGAGTTTACGGTCTTCAGTTACTTGCATGGGGGAACCTCCTATATAATCAAAAAGGTACTTCATCCTCTGCTTCATCAGAGGAATCAATAAGGGCCGGAAAGTACACGCCCTCGGCAATAGCCTGCTGAGCGTAGCGTTCCGCGATGACGGCGGCGAGGGCTTCGACGTCGGTCTTTCGAGGATCAAGGGTCGTGTGCCGTTCGATCACTCGGTAGACAGGGTCTTTCTTCCAGACATAGATGTGGAAGCGGGGCGGGGTCCGGCCACCACCGCTAATCTCCACCTCATAAGGTCCGATGATCCGGCAGACACACTTTTCCAGATCAACGGACTTGATATGCCAGCCGGGCTGACGCTCCCGCAGCCGATTGAGCAGGAGCAATTTTGCTCTGGGAATCATGGGGTACCTCGCTTTCATGGGTAAAGGAAAAGCATGCCTTTCGACATGCTTTGTTGGGGTGAGGACTGTTTACTCATTTATGAGATCGTCTTCATCGCGGTTCTCTTCGTCGAACCAGCCGCCGTCCGCGGCGTCCTCCAGACTGCTGACCAGTCCGTCAAAATCCTCGTCGGGGCCAAGAACCTCGGCCAGGGAAAGAACGGCTTCGAGGGGAATGCCGAGGTCGTCAGCAAGGCTTTGCAGATAATCATCACGGCTGTTGTAGCCGTTTTCCAGATACACATCTTTGTTCGTCATCGTATGACCTCCTTCATTGTTGGTGGTCTATATGTCACTCTGTTCCGAAAATAAGTCAAGCGGGGAAAAGGATAACAGATTACATTTTCCTGTAGTATTCCAGTTCGTCGCCATCTGCGCGGAGCGGAAGATCGCTGGCCCAAACAGGCGGGATGCCCATGATGGCACAGGCGTCTTCCAAGCTGCCGTGGTCGTAGGGGACTTCCAGAATGACTTCATCGTGGACATGGAACACGATGTGGTAGCCGGCCTTTTCCAGTTCCAGCATGGAGTTGGCGAGAATATCACGGGCGACGGCTTGGGTCAGATTCTCGGTGAGCTTGCCGCCGAAGGTTTCTGTCAGCATCATTTTCCCAGTGGCACTGGGCATGTAATAGCCGAGACTGCGGTTGCCGAAACGGTTGTCGGTGTAGCAGATCCCTTGATAACAAAGATCTCTGCCGGAGGGAAGGCGCATAAACATGTTCCCATCCTTCCAGTAGAGAACGGTCTTGCCTACGGGAACAGTGATCTTTTCATCCACGACCTTCCGGGCGGAGGATTCCATGGCGGACCAGAAATTGACGATGTGGGGGTTTGCCCGCCGCCATGCCTCTACGATGTCCTGAAGCTCGTCGTCCGGCATGGTTGCGCCCATGTTCTTCATAGCTCCAATCCCGCCTCCGTAACCACAGGCCAGCGTCGCTTGTTTACCCTTCTGGCGGTAAGCATAATTGGGGTTCCCTTTGACGATGGTGTCAGCAGGAACATGATACATGCGGGCTGCGGTGGCTTCGTAGATCTTGCCTTTGCCGCGGAACTCCTCTAACACCCATTCCTCACCGGCCAGCCATGCCAGCGTCCGGGCTTCAATGGCGGAGAAGTCAGCTACAAGGAACCGACAACCCTCCTTGGGAATGAGCGCCGTGCGGATAAGCTCGGAGAGCGTATTGGGAACGGAACCGTAGAGCATTTCGACCATCTCCTCATCCCCGTTTTTCACCACATTCTTCGCTGCGTCCAGATCGGGAAGATGGTTCTGAGGAACGTTTTGAAGCTGAACCAGACGCCCAGCCCAGCGGCCTGTCCGGGAAGCACCGTAAAACTGTGTGACGCCATGGACCCTACCGTCTTTGCACACGGTCCGCGCCATGGCTTCATACTTTTTGACGGAGGTCTTGGAAAGCTCCAGCCGGAGACGAAGAAGCTCGGCGACGATGCCCTCCGCGTCCTTGGCTTTTTCCTGCACGACTTTCTTGGCCAGCGTTTCCATGGGCATGTCCTGATCGGCCAGCCATGCCTTGAGCTGTACCACGCTGGAAGGATTCTCAAGACCGGTGATCTCCTGCGCCCGCTGGTAGGCTTTCTGGGTGAACTCGCTGTCCACGATGAGCGCGGAGCGTACCAGCTGCTTGTCAATGCGAACGCCCCGGTCGTTGATGATCTGATCCAGCGCGTACAACTCCCATTCCAAATCCGGCAGTGGGTAACGCTCCAAGGCGCGAACCACGGCGCGTTCCGTCTCTACGTCCTGGCGGTTGTAGGCTTTGTAGACCTCCCACTTATCTGGGGCGTCACCAGGAAGGTTGCGGGTACGTCCGCCATTTGCCTTGGTCGCCTTGCATGGGACAGAGAAGTAGCGGATCAGGTCTTTGCCTTCTTCCATCTTCCGTTCTGTGAGGTTGAGCGCCACAGCTACGTCCGCCAGCTTTCCAGGCAAGGTTAGATAGTTTGCCATGATCATGCTGCACCGCCACTGATGGGGATCGAGCCAATGACCAAGGTATCGAGAAAAGCAGACGCGCTCAAACTGAGCGTTGTGAGCGACCTTCAGTACATTGGGGTCTTCCAGGGCGGACAGGAAATCGGGCGGGAGCGATTCTCCACAGGCCAGATCAACGGTGAACAGTTCTTCATCATCGTAGCAGTAGGTTACAATGAGGATCTGGAAGTCTGCAGCTTGACTGTAGCGGTAAACGCCGCACTTGGGGAGCGGCTGGGAAGAAAATGTCTCTATGTCGATGTGCATATGTCTTTTCTGTTTAGGGGTCGATGTTGAAAGAGCCATGAGGATACCTCCGTGGAAGAGTGCCGCCCGCAGAACGAGTCCACGGGCGGCGGTCGAAAGGGTCAGCCGAGGAAATCGTCCTCGTCGTCGGCATCCAGAGCGTCGAATTCGTTTTCAGCCTTGACGCGGCCGTTCAGCGGCTCGCCGTCCTCCCAGAACTGCACGTTGCCCAGCCCCGCGCCGATACCGCGGTTGCCGTTGGTATTGAAGGGATAGAAGTTCACGCTGGCGCGGATGTAGCAGCCGGAGTAGATCACGGTGGGATCGGTGATGGGTACGCGCCTGCGATCCACGATGCCGGGACGCTCGATGGAGTTGGTGTTGATGAAGTAGCTGTCAGCGAAGGCGGGATCGTCGGGGCGTTCCTCGTCACCGTCGCGGAGGGGCAGCTTGAGGTTGGGCGGGATCTTGCCGTTCCACTTGGAAACACCGCTCTGCTTGGCCTCCTCAACAGCAGCCCGGATCTTTTCGATGGTCTCGGTATCGCTCTTGGGGATGATCAGAGAAACGGAATACTTGGGATCGGAGCCGTTGGTGGAATGCGGCTCGAAGAGGTGGACATACGAGGCGCGGCACTTGCCGGTGATCACTTTGGTGGACATAATGAATTCCTTTCTGCCTCAATGGGCATTGTCGTGTTGTTATTCCGCGAAGTCCGTCTCGGCGGAGGAGATGGGCTTGCGGCGGTCGGAAAGGGGAACCAGTTCGGGCGTGCCCTCCGGCTTGAAAACGTAGGGACCGACGATCTCCTGAAACGCTTTCTTACCTATGGCTTTCTCCAGATCGGAGATGCCCAGGAGCGAGGTCTTGTAGATGTTGGTGTATCCTGCCTCTGTGCAAACGCGGATGACGTCGGCGTCATTGGTGTACTTGCGCTTGGTCACGCTGGCGACCAGCTTGTACCCCGGCCAGGTCTTGCCCTTTTCCGCCTGCGCGGTGGCGTAGGCCATAAGGTCCTCTACCCACTTGGCGAGGTTCTGTGCCATGGGCAGGATGTCGGCGATCTCCTCATCGGTGAGAAGATCGGCCTCCTTGAAATCCCGTCTGGCCAGTTCCATGTAATACTCGCTGCGCTTGCGGCAGGTGTGGCGGGCTTTGCAGAACCGGCAGTGTTCGCCGGCCTTGTACTCGCCTTTGCCTTCCAAGGCCAGAATGGCTGCGGGCGCGACCTCGTTCTGTGCCCAGGAAAGCAGAGCGTCCGGTGTGATCTCATAGGACGAGGTGTTGTTGAGCCGGGGCTGTACGATGCTCATGCGAATGGTACGAATGTCGTAGAGAGGATCGAACTCCAGCAGTCCTGCCAGCGCGTAGAGCATCAGCTGGGGATTGCGGTCGGCCTCCACCCGGACGCCGCGGCCGCCTTTGAAGTCGATGATCTCAAGCACGCCGTCTCCGACGATCAGCAGGTCGCCCGTGCCGAATCCGTCCGGCACGATCTCGGAGTAGTCCAGACGATGCTCCACCAGGATCAGCGGATCGGGACAGGATGCCCGGACTGCTTCGATGGTCTCAACGCAGAACTGTACATACTCGTCCGTGACCGCCTCGGCTTCTTCCGAGTAGAAGTCGTTGTCCTTGTGCGCCCGGAACTGCGCTTCCAGAATATCTGGGGCAACGTCGCCGAGGAAACGGTGGAGCTTCAATTCGCAGAGTTCATGAAGATAGGTGCCTTCCTCGGAGAATACGGTAGGCTGGTCGGCAAACTGTTCCGACAAACGGACCGAGGGCGGGCACTCCAGCCAGCGGTGTGCGCTGGAAGCGGAGAGCATGGCGTGCGCGCGGTGGGCGTGATCCACTTCGTGAGCTGCGTTGACCTCAGACAATGGCTTCTACCTCCTTCTGGAAGGCGAAGTAATCGGTGAGCGGCAGCTCGGTCAGCTTCGCCACGCCGTGTTTCTGAAGCAGCGCCTTCATCTGCGCTTTCTGTTCCTTGGTCTGCGCTTTGGACGCGGCCAGCGCGCGCAGAGTGGGCAGATCCAGTGTGACGATCTCTCCGGTCACCGGATCGATGCGTTCATTGGGAGCCAGCTTGCCGGAAGATTCCGCAGGGACAGCACTGGGGGTCTCAACAGTCTGCTTGGGAGTTGCGGTCGTTTCCGCAGCGGTCGGAGCATCGTTGTCTGCCCAGCTATTGCAGAGGGTTTCGAGATCATCCGCTACAGAGCGGATGTCCGTGATCAGATCGAGGAGTAACTTGGTTTTCGACATAATGTCCTCCTTGGAATCGGAGGCTCAGCATGCGTCTGCCGTGAGAAAGTACCAGCCGGAGAGGATCTGGCATGCTATGAGATCACAGCCGTGCTTAATCTTCTGCCAAAGCCAGACAGCCTTATGAGCGATGATTTCTCCGATGACGGTCATTTCTTTGATGTAGTAAATGCCGCCGGAGAGGTACACGGTCAGCAGGATTCCGTCGTCATAGCGCACATCGAATTCGGGAATCATATCGATGCCGTTATCCAGGTGACGCTCGATGTACTCGGCCAAGTCACGCTCCAGCTGGTAAAAGCGGATGAATGCCGAACCGAGCTTTGCGTTGACGCGGTTGAAGGAGCGCCTTCCAATCCTGGTGAAGTCGATGCGAATGCGCAGGGAACTGGTGTCATACTTGCAGGGCGTGTACATGCTGTTACCTCCATGATTGGGTCGGTCGTGCGGGTAAAAAAGAGCCGGGGCGCCGCATACGCTCCGGTTCGTGATCGGCCCACGAAGACAGAGGTATGCCAGCCACAGGTGACGGGCATGCGTGGTTCCGTGGGATGAGTTCCCATGGGACTGACGCGCCGGTCATCCGCAGGACATCCGCTGCCGCTCGCGAGTCGGCTGTGGAGTTGTCCGTGTTCCAAAGCCTCCTGCCACGACCACCCTGGGAGGGCGGCGCGGCTCGGTGTTCCTTGGAACGATTAAAATGATACCAGAAAACAGGGGAAAAGAATTATAGCGCAGTATAAGAAATCCGCGAATCCTTATAGCGCAGTATAATTCTTTTGGCGAAAAGTGTGATATGATACGCCCAAACAACAGAAGGACGGTGAGAGGTGGATCAAAAAAGCCGCCTTCGTGATGAAAGCGGCTACATGAGATCGATCATGGCCTCGAACATTTTGATCAGTTTCGTCTGTTCATCAGGCGTCTTCTGACTTAATTTGCGAAGCGATGGCAGGAGAATGGAAGGAATCGTGTTGTAACCATCGAGCGATGGAGGCTGTATTTCCTGCAAAGATACATGAAGGGATTCCGCAAGAGAAAACAGCGTATCAGCCTTGGGAACTGTCACGTCCAGTTCAATGCGGGAGAGCGTTACCGGGGTAATTCCTGCCTGAATGGCCAGCTCTGTCGCGCTCATCCCGCGGGCTTCCCGTTTTTCACGGATACGATTGCCCATGCCTGACGGGGATACATAATACTCACCGGCCATTCGCTCTCCCTCCTCTCGCGTATCATTATATACGAATGTGGCAGTCGATCTCGATTTCAGCTAAAAGAGAATAAAATAATATGGCATAGCGTATGCCAGAAAATAATTTACACGAATGTACAAATTTCCTATTGACACGAACGTGCCTTTCGTGTATAATCTATGTGGAAGTCAGGGAGAGGACTCTCCGGCGGCCACAGACAATATTATACAGTACGGACGTATGCGTGTCAACTCAAAACAAATACGAACGTATCTGATATAGAAAATTTATTTTCGATATTTACACGGAAAGCATTTGAGTTTCCATTGATCACAAATGCGGATTCGTGAGCGGAAAGACAGGGAGGAAAGAACATGGCAACGAACAAGGAAGCCCCATACGCCGAGTTTGGCAAGCGTCTCACCGAATTGAGGAAGAACGCGCACATGTCCCGACAGGAATTGGCCAGCGCGTGTGATGTTGCGGGAAGCACCATCGTGAACTACGAACACGGTACGCGCATTCCCTATGCGGACACAGCCGTGCGGATGGCGCAGTTGTTCAATCTCACCGTAGAGGAACTGCTAGGCATGGCGCATCCGGAGATTGCGATGGCCAACGCGCGGGCAATGGATCAGATGCGCGGGATCAACGGAAAGAAGGGCGCGGAGCGACTTCACGAGATGTATGCGGAAACGACCGCGCAGCTGGCGGGCGGAGAACTGGATGACGAACAGCTGATGGAGCTGACGCTGGAGATGCAGAAGATGGCCATGATCGCCCAGCAGCATTTGAACGAACGCTATACCAATCGCAAGTATCAGGCGACTGTTACAGCGAAGGCTGAGGCGACCGCCGACGCGGTACGGGTACTCAATGACGCCATCGCCGCCCTGCAGGGAGGCGAGAACTAAACGATATACGCCGTGAGGGAGATGATATAATTGGCAGAAAAAGTATTTGCGGAGGTAGATGCCGCGATCAAGCGAATGGGCACGACGGAGTTCCGCACGGCAGCAGATTATTTCGGGATACTGGTGATTCCGGTAACAAGCTCCATTTTAGGGTATGCTTCTCATTATCGCAGTGTTCCCACCATCGGTGTCAACGAGCGATTAAAAGGGATGGAAGAAGAGTATGCCGGCTGGCATGAAATCGGCCATGTGCTTGCCGGGCATATCTGGGAACCGAGGATCACAGTCAAGGGGCTGATGGACACCGCGTTTTTTGCCGAGGAAGCGGACAGCCGTTCCATCGCGCAGCATGAAAAGACTGCCAATCTTGTGGCGGCGCATGCTGTTGTGGACACGGAGAACACGTTGGAAGCGATCGGGTATGGCAGCAAGACGCTCAAGCAATACCGGCGTCTCAAGAATCGGCAGGACGAATTGAGCAGGGAATATGAACTTCTTCTGTTTTCTATCGACAGGGGGAATGCGAGCGCAAAGGTGAAAGCCAGTCTGAAAGGCTATCAACGGGCGCTGAGTATCCTTGAGAAGGAAAAACAGAGCCTTGAGAGCGACCTGATCGCCATGAACATGTGCAGACCTATTTCCGATATTGCCATGGAACTGGACGTGAGCGAGAGAGTCTTACGCTATAAGTTGGAAGCACTCCGCCTGCAGGGGTACGATATTGATCCGCAGGAGCTGGAATGCTACGAAAGAATGTTTGAGGACACGGGGAACTGACCCGTGTCAGAAAAGGAGGCGCAGTATGAATCAATTCCTTATCTGTTATGGCTGCGCCCCCGGCTTTTCTCATCATTGATTTTCTTTTTTCAATAAAACAGAATGAACGTTCCTGCAAAAAATTCCGGGCAGCCGGGAGGTGTGTTTCGTATGCCCAAAAATGAAGAGCGCGTCTACATCGCCATCGATATGAAGTCATTTTATGCGAGTGTGGAGTGTGTTTATCGCCAGCTCGACCCGCTGAAGGCGCATCTGCTGGTGGCGGATGAAAGCCGGAGCGATCAGACGATCTGTTTGGCGGTCAGTCCGGCGCTCAAGGCCAAGGGTGTGCCGAGCAGACCACGACTCTTTGAAGCAAAGCAGGCTATTCAGCAGTGGGAGCGGACGCATCACGAGAAGCTTCCCTATCTGATCGCGGTACCGCGTATGGGGGAATACGAACGTGTATCTTCCCTGATCTATTCCGTCTGCATCCGATATGTGGCTCCCTGCGACATCCACGTATACAGCATCGACGAATCCTTCATTGACTGTACGCCGTACCTTCATTTCTATAGGGAGAAAGCGGAGAAGACGGATACGCATCCGGCCCGTGTGATGGCGATGACGATCATCCGGGATATTCTGAAAACGACGAAGATCACGGCGACCGTGGGGATCGGCACCAATCTGTATCTGGCGAAGATAGCGATGGACATCGTAGCCAAGAAGGCACAGCCGGACGCGGACGGCGTGCGCATTGCGGAACTGAACGAGGACAGCTATAAGTATCTGCTGTGGGATCACACGCCGCTGACAGATTTCTGGATGCTGGGCCCCGGAAAAGCAAAGCGGCTTCAAAAAGCTTACCTCTTTACCATGGGTGATGTCGCCGCGAGAAGCCAATATGACATGGAGTGGTTCTATAAGACCTTCGGTATTGACGGAGAGATTCTTGTAGATCACGCATGGGGTGCGGAGCGGGTAACCATGGCGGACATCAAGTCCTATCATACCGATCATCACAGTCTTTCCAACGGACAGGTGCTCCCCAGACCCTATCACTGCGGGGAGGCGCGGAACGTGCTGCATGAGATGATCGACGCGCTGGCCTATGATATGTATAAGAAGAAGCTGGTTGCGCAGTCCTTTACCTGGTGGGTAAGCTACGACCACAAGAGTCTGCAGAAAGTTCCTGATTATACCGGACCGGTTGTCACTGACGATTATGGCAGGCTTCATCCGGAGCACGACAACGGCTCGGTCAAGACCCGGATACCGACCAACAGCCCGGACATGATCGCCTCTGCGATTCTCAGGCAGTTCGATACGCTGGTGGACGACCGTCTGCTCTTTCGGCGGCTCGGCGTGTGCGCCAACGGGGTACAGAATGACGACGGGGTTTATCAGCTGGATATGTTTACCGACTATGGGGCGGTGGAACGGGAAAAACGAATCCAAGCGGCGCTGATGGAAGTGCGTAAAAAGTACGGTCCTAACGCGCTGCTCAAAGGGAATAATTTTATGGAAGGCGCTACGATGCGCGAGAGGAATGAACAGATCGGCGGACATCGCCGGTAAGGAGAGTGACAGGGATGGCAGCAATCGGATATATGCCGATGCCGGTTGACTTCAAGTATAAGTCCGTAGTGGAACGTGGGAAGCCGGAACCGTCCCGCAGGCATCCGTTGATGGACGCGGGACAGCGGGCGAAGATATTTGCGCCCTTTGCCGCGCTGCGGGGATTCGACCAGGCGATCCTCAGCAAGGATGTCCAATACGAGGAAAGGCGTTTACTGAGCAACGATGAACGAAATGAATTGAACCGCCGACTCAACATTCTGCATGATTTGACATTCAACGGGCGGACGGCCAGAGAGAATAAGCCTGTGGCGACGGTTACTTATTATGTGACCTGTGATGACAGAAACAGCGAGGCTTACGGTATGCTCGGCAGTTACAGTACCGTCACGGATATCGTATGGAACGTGGATACGGTGAGAAAATCCCTGCGGATCGGTAAGGCAGACATACGGTTTCGGGACATCTGCTCCATAGAAGCAAAGGATCTGTTTGATACGGATTGGGAGGTCGGTGCGTCATGAGCGATAAGCCGATGCGTCTGCCGGAGGACGAAAAGCGAAAGCATCGATGCGCCTTCACAGGTCATCGCCCGCAGTATCTTCACCGACAGGAGGATGACGTCAAGGTCGAACTGGAAAACGCCATCATGGCCGCGGTTCAGGATGGTCTGACCACATTCATTACGGGCGGAGCCTATGGCGTGGATATTTGGGCTGCGGAGATCGTCATGCGGCTTCAGCAGAATAACAAAGAGCTTCATCTGATCGCGGCGATTCCGTTTCCGGGCTTCGAGTGCCGGTGGACGGACGAATGGAAAACGCGATATAACACGGTACTGGCAGCCGCGGACTATGTGGTGTTCATGGAACCGCAGTACAGCAGGGAGGCATATCAGACCAGAAATGAATGGATGGTTTCTCATGCTTCCAGGCTGATCGCGGTCTTTAACGGTGAAAACAGCGGAACAGGGAATACGATCAATTATGCCAGACGGATCAGCGTGAACGTAAAAACGATCAAAGGGTAACCGCAAATTGACGGTCAAGCGCGACAATGAAAATGGAGGAAAAAGAGATGGCAAAGAATTTCTTTGGAGAAGAGACACCGACTTACGAAGAAAGTCTGGCGATAGCCAAGGGGGCGAAGATGTGTATCGAGGCGAAAAAGATCACGCCCGAAGCACTGGAACTTCTGGAAGACGCAGACGACAAGCGACTGTTTACCTTTCTGTCGGATATTGCGCTTTTTGTGGGACGTGACTTTGGCTCTGCGGCGAAGAAGGAGCAGTGGCATTCCCATATGATGGAATATGTGGCAAAGGCGGTGTTCCAGGGCTTCGAGGACGCCGGGGACGCGCTCGGCGAGATCGACGAAACTCGGTTTATCTGCATCAGTGATTACCTTGATTGTGTCGAAAAGCATGCAGATATGCCGGGACTGTCCAAAGCATTTTTCGGACTTTGCGCGGGCGGAAATCTCAGCATCGAACAGGTTACGCAGCATCGGAAAACAGGAAAAATCGTGAAGCGGGAAAGAATCGAGATCAAAGGACACGACGCGCTGCGAAGAGGCGTGCTGGCTGCCCAAAGCGTGCTCTTCCTGGATATAGGGATGCCGGCAGATATGTATATCTCATTTCTAGAAAAAGAGGCGGAGATAGAAGCGAAGAACGGGGCATAAAAAGAAAAGGATCAAACCAAATGTAAGGACACCGTCACGGTTTGTGGCGCGTGTCCTTTTTTTATGCCCAGAGAGAAAAAACGTATCAGAAAAATAAGAACGATAAGACCGGATTGGCGTTGACTTATCTGCCGTTCAGAGCGTTAATAGCACTACCCCAAGGCATAGTACGGAACTTGAAAGCATGGGGAAGAACTACGAATGACAAAGGAGGAAATTCCATGGGCATTGTTCAAGTAACGACCAGACCAAGTTATTACGCGGCGCTGGAAGCGGAGAATAGAAAGAAGAAACCGAACCCGATCCCCGAAACCGTTCTGACCGGAAAATTGGTGATGAAGGTCGTAGTCGGCGGGCTGCGCGATCCGATGAAGCGAATCCAGCAAAAGCGGATCGAGACGGTGATCAGTTCGGTACTCAGGCAAAAGGGAATCTATACCAGAGAGTACAACAATTCGGACGATCGTGGCTACTACAGTTGGGACGGTATTACACTGCACCAGAATGAGATATTCACGGACGCTTTTCCGGTCGGCGAGATCAAGCGGTTTGAAGCGCTGATGAACGCTTTCGACGCTGAAAAGTGGTATCCGGAGGACATCGTTTTGACCTACTACCCGGATGGCGGAGACCTTTCCACGGTTCTGAATTTGTTGAATATTCTGGAATCCAGAAGACCGTTGATTGAGCAGGCACTCTCCCTGCGGGAACCTATGCGGATTATTGTGAATTACGGATTGGCGCTCGGCATATCGCTGAGCGTCTTTTCATATCCCGCCGTTGAAGCGGCGGCCTTCCTGATTGCGCAGGGCTGCAAAATGGCATTGACCACGGGAAAGGCGAGAATGAAGCCGTGCGACATGAGCAATCCCAAGTATCAGATGCGCACATGGCTTTTGAGGCTGGGGTTTATCGGGGAGGAATTTGAACGTCCGCGAAAGACGCTGCTGGAAGGATTGGCGGGCGATATGGCCTTTTTCAACGAGGAGCAGAAGCAGGTCGCGGTCGCCAAACGGAAAGCGAACAAATTAAACACGCCGCAGTCGGCGTGAGAAAGGAAGAGCATATGAAGAATCGTAGGAACCAACCGGACATTCAGGCGGGTCAGATGGAGACCTTCCATTATGAGGCGGCCGATACCTTCACACGGGGAACAGGAATCAAAAGGGTGGCGGCCTACTGTCGGGTCAGTACGCTGGCGGAGGAACAGGACTTATCCTTTGAGACGCAGGTCGAGTATTACAAAACGATGATCGAAAAAGACCCGACCATGCAGTTGGTCGGGATCTACGGAGACCATGGTTTTTCCGGGCTTCACGCTGATAAAAGGAAGGAATTTCAAAGGCTTATCGCGGACTGTGAAGCGGGCAAGGTGGACCTTGTTTTGGTAAAGTCCATCAGTCGGTTTTCCAGAAACACGGTGGAGTGCATGGAATACCTTCAAAGGCTGAAAAAATGCGGCGTTGCGGTAGTGTTTGAGAAGGAAGAACTGAACAGCATGGATCAACAGACCGAATTGATTCTCGCCATTTATTCCTCTATGGCGCAGAGCGAATCCTGCTCTCATAGTGAGAATATTCGTTGGGCAAGGAAACAGCGGGCAGAACTGGGCGATCCTGTGCGCGGCGCGGCTTACGGCTATCGCATTGTGAAAAAGCCGGGAGATCCCTTCTCTTACTGGGAAATTGACGAGGAGGCCGCCGAGTATATCCGGTTTATCTTCGCCCGTGCCTATGAAGGCTACACAACGACGGAAATTCAAACCAGACTGAATCGAAAGCTTCGGAACGAAGGGAAAGAAACGTGGAGTATTGAGCGATTGCGGTTGGCACTCAACAACGAAGCCTATCGGGGAGATATCCTCACGAACAAGTTCGTTGTTTTGGATTATTTGGCCAAGAAAATCGTCAAGAACCGAGGACAGGTTGAGCAGTGCTATATTGAAGGTCATCATCCACCGATTGTATCGCCTGAGATTTTTGACGCTGTTCAGGATTATATGAAACAGGGCTGCCTGAATGGCAGAAATAAGCTGATTCGGTCGGCTTGGTTGAGCGATCATCCGGAAATTTTGGAACGCAGGAAGCATAAGGAGGAGACGGTGTGATGAGCAAACAGATGAATGCGAAAGGGTTGAAAAGCACCCAGTCCACTTTGGCCAACGACGTGAGGATTATTGAGAATCAGCAAGAAACCGAGGCGGAGATTAAGGTGGCCGCCTATTGCCGCGTCAGTACGAACCTGGAGATTCAGAAGAAGAGCCTTGACACGCAGATGGCCGCTTTCAGTAAGGTAATCGGGGAGCACCCCGGATGGGTTTTGGCGGGAATATATGCAGATCGGGGCATAAGTGGGACTTCGGTGAGGCACCGCGAGGAATTCAAGCGGATGATCGAAGACGCGAAGGCGGGCAAGATTCAGTACATTCTAGTGAAATCCATCTCCCGCTTTTCGAGGAATACGGTTGATGTGCTGGCCTATGTTCGAGAACTCAAGACCTATGGCGTATCCGTTTATTTTGAAAAGGAAAAACTGGACACAGGCAATGCGGTTTCTGAGTTTCTGCTTTCCATATTTGCCGCCAGCGCTCAGGAGGAAATCATTTCTCTGTCAAACAATGAAAAGGTGGGCAGGAGAATGCGCTACGCGGCCGGTATCGATCAGTGGACGCATATCTACGGGTATCGCCGCATGGAAGACGGTACCTGGGTAGTAGAACCGGAAGAGGCAAAGATTATCAGGCGTGTCTATGAGGAGTATGTTTCAGGACGGTCACTGCCCGAGATTTGCGAAGGGCTGATGAAGGACGGTATTCCGTCCACCGGCGGAAAGAAAACGTGGGCGCCTAAATCCACGGCAGACATTCTTCACAACGAGAAGTATATTGGCGACCTGCGAATGCAGAAGTCCTATATCAGCGACCCGATACAGCATATCAAGGTAAATAACCGGGACGCGAAACTGAAACAGTACTATAGGGAGAATCATCACACACCCATCGTGGATCGCCATTCCTATGAAATGGCGCAAATGATCTCAGCCATGAAGGACTTTCACCGCGGTTCCGCGCAATACCCGTATTACGGTTTTCTGAAATGTCCTATTTGCGGTCAGAATATGATTCGCTGTCAGCTGCCCCGGAATAATCATACTTTTGCATGGACATGCGGCGGGACGGCCACAAAGAAGGGCGACCTTCGCAAGCAGCGCACTGCTTGTCCGCCTTACTACATTCTGGACGCCTACATTGACGAAGCCTTCTGGAACGCTCTGAAGAGCATCGAAGCGGATGACCTGATGGCAATTGCAAACAGGGCGGATTCAGAAAAAGCGGCAGCGGCTAACGCCATGCTTCAGCTCAAGAGCATGGCTGTCAAAAAAGCGCAGGCGGCGGGTAGGGTTCATACTATGGGAAGCAACTATATCGCGGGGATTGACCACGCGGTTGAGTATAAAAACCTGTGCGACACGGTTCAGAACATTTCATTTCCGCAATGGACGTTATTGAAAATCGACTGGAAGTGCGGGATTACAACCAGTACGACCATCGAATATAAGAAAGCCGCAGATATGCCTTACCCCAAGATTACGAGGGAGGAAGTGGAGCATACCATTCGGGGAACGCAGAAGTGTGTGATGGAGACGTATGTGGTAAACGGTGTGCCACTGATCAAAGGCTGTCCTGACAGACAGATCGAAGGAATCATGAATGCGCGGGAGGCTGTGCAGAATACGACGATTCTGGAACCTCTGGTCTACGAACCGCCGGTTCCGAGAGTATATGGTATCAAAACCAGCAGGAATATGGAGGAAACGACATGATTATTCGGAAGATTGAACGCAAGGTTGCAAACAAACGTGTAGCGGCTTATGCCCGCGTCAGTACGTTGACTGAAGCCCAGGAAGAATCCTATGAAACACAGGTGGCATATTACGAGCATATGATCACGGGAACAGAGGGCTGGGAATTTGCGGGCGTATATGCGGATAAAGGAATCACGGGCACCAGCGCGGCCAAGCGTCCGGGTTTTCTGCAAATGATCGAGGATGCGAAGGCGGGCAGGATCGACATTATCCTGTGCAAGTCGATTTCACGCCTCTCTCGTAATTTTGCGGAGGCCCAGAAATATGTGCATGCGCTGAAAGCGATCCATGTAGAAATCAGATTCGAGAAGGAAGGCATCAGTTCCTTTGATCCGAGCTCTGACTTGATCTTTGGTACGATGGCGGCGGTGAGCCAGGAAGAAAGCCGGTCTATCTCTGTGAATGTGAAATGGGCAAATAAAAAGCTGCTGGATCAGGGCATCCGTCATGTGGGAAGCAATCATATGCTTGGCTATGATGAGATTAAGGGAAAACTCACTCCGAATCAAGATGCTTGGATCGTGAAGTTGATTTTTGAGGAATATGCAGCCGGAGTAGCGCCTGCGGAAATCCTCTGTCACCTCAAAGAAAGGGGCGCTCAAAGAATGCGTTCCCAAAGGGCGTTTACATGGTCGGCTGCGCTGCGGATTCTTCAAAACGAGGCCTATGTCGGGGATCGCCTGCTTCAAAAGACGCCGCCGCAGAATTATCTGACCAAGAAGCCCGACCCGAACGAAGCCTACGAAAGCAAGTACATTTATAACGACCACGAGGGCGTCATTACACCGGCGGTATGGGATGCCGTGAGAGAACGCTTCAAACGGCAGCAGGAATTAAGGGAACAGGGTTTAAAGCCGCAGCATACCGTACACTTTTTGTACGGGAAGATTTTCTGCGCCAAGTGCGGCGAACCCTATCGCCGCTTTACCGCAAAGAATAGCGGCGGCCATTATAAAACATGGCGGTGCAGAGGAAGGGTGAATACAGGCGAGTGCGATTGCCGGCATATCAGAGAAACGATGCTTCTTCATGAGATTTCGGATGCCTTGGGCTGGGAATGGCTGGGAGAGGAGCGTTTCGACACATGGGCGTTTCTTGAAGGCGTGGATCGAGCTTTGGTGAGTGACTCCGGGGTCGAGATTATAGAAGCCGACAGTGCCGGGCAGGAGAAGAGTGGCATGGAAAGCGCATAATTGAATAACCACAAAGCCCCCAATGCTTATGTGTTGGATGCTTTGTGGCTTGCGGATTATTAGGTGCTTTTGCGGAGAATATCAAGATAATCGGTATATGAGTAGATTCGGGCTTTTCCTTCTTTGCTAGTCTGCTGTAATATTCTTTTCTCTTCGAGAATGGATACAGCTTTTGCCGTTGTATTGTAAGACATTCCCAGCGCAGAGGCTGTTTTTCCGATATCGATAATGGGGTTGCTTTCAAGGTAAGTGAAAACTGCAAACACGGACTTTTTTTGCCGTGTGGAGAGATCGTTTAGCTTACTCATACTGGAATCGTGGAGTGTGGTTAGTCTATCGATATCCGCGACTGCTTCCTTAGCGGATTCGCTGATTGCGTCAAGGAAAAAACGAATCCATTGCTCATAATCCCCGGTTCTCCTGACCTGTGTCATACGATCATAGTATTCGACACGGTTCAATTTCAGATAGTAGGAAATATAGAGGGCAGGAGTTGTAAGCACTTTTCGTTCCATCAGGAAAAGCGTAATCAGCAAACGCCCTACGCGACCGTTTCCATCCAGGAAGGGGTGCGTTGTCTCAAACTGGTAATGAATGAGAGCGGAAGCAATAAGGGGATCCAATGAATCATCATTGTTGATAAACTTTTCGAGATTTGACATTGCCTCAATCATATCAGAAGGATTCGGCGGAATGTATCGCGCATTCATAAGCGTACTTCCCGTCCCGCCGATCCAGTTCTGAGAGTAACGGAATTCACCGGGACTTTTTTCGCTGCCTCTGACGCCTTGGAGAAGAACAGCGTGAGTTTCCTTGATGAGTCTTGAGCAAATAGGGAGAGTATTTAGCCTGTCAATGGCATACTCTGTAGCTTTGACATAGTTGACAACATCCGCTACATCCTGATTGGCATTTGTTTCTATATAGGGGCTGAGAATATCATCAAGAGTACATTGAGTTCCTTCAATCTGTGAAGACATCAAAGCCTCTTTTCTGACATACATAGAGACAAACAAATCCATATTCGGAATGCGGGAAGATAGCCCTTCCAGTATCGCAATGTTTCTGTTTGCCTCAACAAGCTTCTGTATCATTTCGGTATCCATCTCGACAGGCGGACTCGGTGGGAGAGGCGCCGGTTTAAAAGATTTATAAGCCATTTCGCCGGATAAATTATTGACAAAGCAGCCGGCACGATTTTCCATATAGAAATCCTTTCTCCGCGAATGCGGAAGTTGAAATTACAGAGAGTATTATAGCACGGAAATTTCAAGAAGTCAACGAAAATTGAAAAGTAAAGTGTGCAGAAATTTCTTGTATAACGGTATATGAGAAATACAAACGCAAAAAAGCTCGACTATATTTCAAGTTCGAAAAGTGAAGGATGTGATACAGGGTAATATATAGACATATATTATATAACTTGACTTCATTCCCTTCTGACGGTAATATGCACACACCAACCGAGAAGGAGGGAAGACCATGAAAATGAACTACTACGAATTTCCTGAAAATACGGACCCCGAGATTCTGAAAGAGAACGGCTGCAAACCCGATGACCGGGTTCTGGAAGGCATTTCAGTCACGACAGCGAAGAAAATGCTGAAGGAGCATGGCGGCATCGCCTGGACGGAGCACTGTGAGCGCGACGGTGGATGCTTCGAGGTAACCCCGATCACACTTTCCGGCAATAACAGCCGGTTCAAATACAACCGACACCTATAAACCACCGGAACGCCCCGGTACGTTTCCAATCTTGTCTACTGCGACAAAGGAGGAAACGTGCCGGTTTTTTTTATTTCCGTGGCCTCAATGCTCATATCTACAGAGGCACCCCAAAGGGTGCCGCTGCAGCCTATGCGGGCCACGTTCGCTATAGTTCGGTGCTGTCGATCACAGCACCGACGAGTCATATATGATTATATCCCGAATTCCCGAAGAAGAGCCTTCATAAACTGAACCGTGCGTGAGAGCATCTTCTGTTCGTCCAGATTGCAGTCCAGCAGAAGACGATGGATCTCAGAGCCAGCCCTGGAGGTGGAAACCGTCAGATTATCATGCAGGAGGTCATCCGAGGATACGTTCAGCGCGTTGGCAATATAGACCAGCGATTCCAGACTCGGACGGATGACGGCATTCTCAACCTTGGTGATATACCGGGGACCCGCGTTGATCCTTTCCGACAACTCTTCCTGCGAGATGTTCCTTTGAGTTCTGTAACCTTTTATCCGTTTTCCGATGCTTTCATAATCAAGGGCCATGGTAAAAAAACCTTCCTTTCTTTGGCCCACATTAGGCTGGTTCATTATACCGCGAACAGCGCAACGATCAGCAATATATAAAGAGAGCCCGCAAGATAGCGTCGTTTTGCGGGCGGGTAACTGATTGGAAGAGACTACGCACATTTATCTCATAAAGTAAAAGTGTAAGGTCATCAATTCCATGATCGCATCATATCGCTTGCCGAGTAGCGTCATTGACGTTTATGACCCGGACGCCGCGCTTTTGAGCATAGGCGATGGTATTGGCGGTTCCGCCGGGTTCGCCATTGAAGAAAGCGAGGACAAGACCGGCGCGGTCTACCATCCAGATATTTCTCTTTTGATAGCATCCCTTGGAGAACGAAGGGCATATCGTTTGCCGGAAATCGGCTGCCATTAGGATGGCGCGATATCGCTGTTGCCACTCTGCATTCCATCGTTTCTCAAAATCGGGATGGGGAATCGCGCAGAATAAGCAAATGTCAGGATGCCGACGCTTCTCCTCCAACACGATCTCCGCCGCCCAGATATCAACGCCTCTTGCCATGCCGGTGATGAATGTCGTATATCCAAGATCATAGGCGTATCGTATGTTTTTCTGCAAAAGGGCGATGGCTTCCTGCTCGGAACAATCCAGTTTTTCCGGTCGATGCCCGGTAAAGCAGCACCGGCTTTTCCGCCTTTCGTTTTCAGAGGTAAAGTACGACAATTCCATACATCCGTCCACCCTTCAACCTGTCTCCGTAGTACCAAGTATAGCACTAAACTTTCGAGAAGTAAACAATAGTATAGTGCCAAGCTAAACAGTAAAATATATGGGGATAGGGTGTGATGAGATGGATACGGTTGAGAGATTACAGAAACTGCTGAAAGAACGGAACTGGACGGAATACAGACTTGCCAAAGAGGGCGGTCTTTCTATGTCTACCCTGCAGAACATTTACAAGCATAACACCATACCGACGATTGAGACGCTTGAAAGGATCTGCAAGGCATTCGGCATTACTTTGTCACAGTTCTTTGCGGAAGGCGACGTCGTTGATCTGTCGCCGGAACTGAAGCGCCTGTTTGACGGATGGGTGAACCTGACCGCGGAACAGAAGAGAGCTGTCCAGACGATGGTGGACGCTTTTAACCATGACAAATAGTGATCGGTCAATATAACAGTTCTATCAATTGAAAGAAGCCTAAGATTGCAAACGCTCCGAGCCACTGGAGACGCGCAATCTTAGGCTTTTTTGTACCCTGACAGGGAACATATTGGCAATCATGTACCCTAACAGGGTACGGTGAACGGCGCGGAAATCAGTTATAATATATGTGCAGGGACGCGAAAGCGCAATGCCTGTGCGGACGGAGAATGCGCATATCCGTATGGGAACAAAGAGGTGCGGAAAAGGATGACTCAATCAGGACTGTTGACGCTCTACAGCGATATACAGGCAGAGCCCGTCAACTGGATTTGGTACCCGTATATAGCCTCGGGGAAAATCACGCTTCTACAAGGTGATCCCGGAGAAGGCAAGTCAACAATGATCATGAATCTGATTGCCGAGCTGTCCAAGGGCGGCACTTTGCCGGACGGAACAGCAATAGGAAGACCGCGGCGGATCATCTATCAATGCTCCGAAGACGGCGTAGCCGATACCATCAAGCCGCGATTGGAAAAATGCGGAGCGGATTGCCGAAACATCGCGTTTCTAAACGAAGAGGTGCATTCCGGACTGACGCTGGATGACGAGCGGATCAGACAGGCGATCATAGAATTTCATCCAAAGCTGGTCGTCATAGACCCCGTTCAAGCCTATTTGGGGAATGATTCTGACCTGATGATGGCGGCGCGGGCGCGAAAGCTGATGCACAGAATCGGTATGTGGGCGGGTGTTTTCGATTGCGCGGTGATATTGATCGGCCACTTGAATAAGCGTGAAGGCGGAAAGGAGCTGTACCGCGGCATGGGAACAATCGATATTGTTGCGGCAGCCCGCAGCGTACTTCAAGTGGAACGCAGCGAATCAGGTGCGAACATTCGTATTGTTCGCCAAATCAAGAACAGTCTGGCTCCGAATGGCGCGGAGATCTGCTTTGATATTTCTTCCGAAGTGGGATTCCGCTGGTTGCCGAGCAACTATAACAGGACAGAGTATCCGGTACACGAACAGACGGAAGCGCTGACAAAACAGGAACAGGCAGCTTATCTGATGAAACGGCTGCTTTCGGAAGGCGATATGAAGGCGAAGGACGTTCTTCAGAGTATGTCTGAGCACGGTATCGGAGAGAGGACAGTTCAAAGCACGAAAGCGGCGCTGGGCATTACATCTTACAGAAAAATGCGGCAATGGTACTGGCATTTGGAACAGCCTGCGCCGATAGAGGAGGACTAATCCGTGAACGAATCTGAAAAGCAGACCAAGGCAGATACGGGAAAAGAGGTACTCGTAAACTCACATCCCGATATGGTAGCCTCTCTGCCGGAAAGCGGATCAACAAAGACGAACGAGTCCATGAGCGGTAGGGAAGCAGCCTCGAAGCCCTATATGAATATGGAATACCTGAATATGAGCCGGGACGATATCCGGGAGGTAGACGCGAATGAGGCAGAGGTGGTCAGCAGACAGCTGCTTTCCAGAATGCGCGAAATCACAATGACGGTTCGCCCGGATAGCATGAGTTTCAATAATACCTGTATCACCGCGTTCGAGAATGTGGTCTATGTCCATTTCCTGATGGACAAAAAGAAAAAACTGCTGTATGTAAAACCGGTTGAGCAGTATGATAAGGACGCGCAAAGATGGTGCGTCATCAAAAATGGAGCGCGTAAAAGCCGGAAGATAACCGGAAAGCCATACGCCGATCGGGTGTACAGGCTGATGGGATGGAGCAAAGGGTATTACTATCGGGTTACCGGCGCGCCAGCCGTCCAGATCGGTCAAGAGGACGAATACCTGATGGTGTTTGAATTATCCGAGTACGATGAACTGCTATTGACTGAAAAAGCGCGTCATTCTGCCGGCGTGGAGGACGAGGAATTGGGGGATTCTCTGGAACGAATCCAATCGGAAGTCCGCGCAATGGAGGAAGATAAGAAGAACAAGGTCAAACGCAGGAGAAACAGGATTACGGTTGATGACGACGCCTTTGGCGTCCCGCTGAAGGATCATCGGAATCGTGTCGTCATTCCGCCGCTGGATCAGATCAGCATGGATCTGGAACTCCTGACAAATACCGATAACGAGGACTAA